GTTGCAGGTGAAATGCGTTTGTACCTGACCTTGAGTCGGTCAGTCATTTCCTGAACGTTCATTTGTTCCATTGTGAGGTTATAAGCAACGCCTATCGATAACCTATTGAAAAACCCCACGATTTGTGGGGTTAAGTAGGAAAAACGGAGAGGGTGGGATTCGAACCCACGGTCTCGGCGTCGCTAAGCGTAATCTACCATGTCAACGGAGGTCGTCTAATAAGAGTGACTTATCAATAGACCCCCTTAGTTTTCCACAGGTCAACCGACTAATTGCATCGCGTTCTGCAGCTCTCTTGAGTGCTCCAGTTCGTCGTTCAAAATTTCGAGGATTTTTTCGTTAGGTCCGTGCTCGGCTAAATACTTGGCGTAGGTGCTCGCAGCGTGGATTTCCACTTCATAGGTAAGGTGATAGGCAAACTTGGGGGCGAGCCAGTAGTACACGACATTCACCCAGTAGTAGATCAGCACTAGATGCTTAGCTACGAAACGATCGATGAAGTAGAGGTTTCCGCCTTTACTTTCCATGTATTCCAGATGATCGGTTTCATTGGCGGATTGCTCGAAGTGCTGCCGCATCAGCTGTAGATGATCAGTTCCGCGCAGTCCCATGCTTTCACGGAAGTGCAGCACACTTAGGAAAGCAAAGTAAGGAGCGCGGGCTATTTCTTCGAGCACCCAGAAGCGTTGATAGTCTCGTCCTTTATACGAAAAATCGAGGATTTGAACCGTAAGATTTAGAAAGAAGACGTTGAGGCTTTTCATTTGATCACTTCACATGAATTACACCTGACATACCAGCACCCTCGTGAGGACCACACACATAGTTGAAATCACCAGCCTCAGGGAAAGTAATCTCGAAGCTATCTCCAGGGGCAAATGCAAGCTCTTCGTGCGAAAGAGAGTCAACTTCTTTGACGATGACGTTATGAGGAGGCAGCGCTTCATTGACGAAGCGGACGGTGTCGCCTACGTTGATTGTGATTTCTGCAGGGTCAAACACCAGGTTGGCGCCAGCACCCATGACTACTTCGGTAGCAAAAGCAGGGAGTGCAATGAACAGTGAAACAATAAAAGCAGCAAGAAATTTCATAGTCATATTCCAACTACTACAAATCTAGCTAAGTAATTGTTACAACTATTTCAAGTAACCGTGCTTTTCTAGATACTCTTTTGTTAACGGTGTTGGTTCGTAGATTTCCCACATAGCTCCAGTCTTACAAGCCTTTAGAGCGTCGACCGTCATTCCTTGAGTCGCTTCAGCCCATTTGGCTTCTTGTTCCCAGGGTATTGCCTTAGGATTGTCGACATACAAAACTCCTGTTAGATATTTATGGATCTCAGGAATTTCTTTGTCGTTCATAATTACGGCAACAAGTGAGTTGTCTATTGTTCCTGCCATGCAGTCTTGAGCTAGATGCCAGCCTTCGTGTCTAAGCGTTCCAATTAAATGCTTTGTATAACGCATATATTTCAAATTTAAAAATACTGCGTTGTATTTTGTATGATAAATGCCTTGGTCTCTTGGTCCAAAATACCTGGCTGGTGCAATATAGATTTCAATGCCAAGGTCTGTAATTGCAGTTACTAGCTGACCAAACTCTTCTTTAATAAGCTCTGCATCTGGTCCTGTGACTATGCTGTTCAGTTGGTTTTTATCTGTAATTTGTACAACATCTTCCTTGCACTCTCTAAGAATCATGCATCCTGTTGCATCAGGGGTGAAGAATTCAACTTTAGGATCTTGTGCATAAACAGGCGCACAGATACACAGTAAAGCCGCGAGTATTCTTTTCATAAACTTATATCTATCTCTTCCTTACTTTAACTATTTATCTTCGATGTTTTGCGGTCTTCTTGGCAACATCTTCTGGTTGTTTACTAAACTGTTTTCCTTTACGAATAGCAGCACGTTTCTTAGCTGTAGATCTTGCGTATTCCTGATCGCTCAACGACTCACGAGCTTTCTTGGGAAGATAACGTTCACCCGTAGCGTTCTTACCTTGCGTAGAGTTTTTGCCAGACTTGGTGCCCCACTCTTCTTTAGTCCAACTGTCTAAGGACTTCTGTGATTCTTTTTTAGGCATCAGTCTTTGTAGCCTCCACCCTTGGCTTTGTACTCCTTAGCCATCATCTGAGCTTTGCGAGCAGACCACTGACCAGGCTTACCACCTTTACTTCCCGCTTTGATGCGGTTGAAGATGGACTTACGCAGGCCAGGCTTGGTGTAGTTACCAGCTTCGTTGACCCGAGACTTAGCTTTTGATTTTGCTTTTGACCTACTTTCTGCTGACATAGCTTTCCATTAGTTGTGGACCGTGACTCATCCCACCTTTTGGCTGAGCTGGATACTGTTCAGGCTTCTTGGCACATCCCTGTCCAGGATTGACATAGGGCATCAACGCTTGCCCCGCCATACGAGTAGGGAAGTCGTTGTCCATTATTTGTTTTTCTTTTCGAAGTGCTTACGAAGACCTTCAGGCATCTTGGAAGTATCTGTTTTACCTTCTTTACCTTCTTTCTCTTTTACTTTACTCTTAGCTTCTTCTTTTTTCTTTTCGAAGAATGCTTGTGCTTTTTCTTTAGACATTAGTATTATCCTTATTCTTATCTATTTTAGCGCTTTGATCTTTCTTTTTAACTTGCTCTACACGTGATATTCCATAGCTAGCAAGCACTGTTGTTACGAGTGATGAAATAAAAGCAGCATCAACATTTTTTGCATATCCTAAATATGTGGCAGTCAGCATTGCCAGAGCCCAGCTGAGTACTCCAGCTGGTACTAAATTTTTCATGAGCGACGTTAGGATATTCGACTCTTCATCTTTCTCCATAATTTAAAATTAAAGTGTAGAATTGAAGCCCACAAAATGCGTCCTCTATTACTATTATTGCTTATTCCTGCGCCTGTTTTTGCGCAGTCTGTCACTCCTAACTTTACAACTGGGACGATGACGCAGACAACTACATCGACTCAAACAATTACTGAAACCATTGCAACAGAAAGGTTTGGTGGCGCTGTAAATACTTGGAATGCTGACAATGTACATCCAGTTAGTATGAGTACAGGAACCGCTGTTGTTGGTGACATTGTTGCTTCACCCGAGTTCCACGTTGTTGATACAGCACTCCCATGGCAGTTAGAAATAACCACGCGAGCAGCAGGGTTGGTCGAGACGGTAGATACCACAAGAACCATTACAACGGATTCCGTTACAAATACTTCCTCGGTCTTCTCTCAATAATTTTTTGCTCACCAGTTTACGCGAATGATTCAACTGCTGTCTCTGCTAATCCACAGGCAGCAATTACTGGGTCAGTCGCTAATCAAGCGGTGCAAATAAATCAGGGCTCTCTTAGTACTCAGTCGTTTGGTACTGGCATATATTGCAATGGCTCAGTCATTTCATTTACGCCATATTACTTGACGACTGAAAACTATGGCAGTACATATTCGAACAGCAATAACGCAGGTGCGCAAGTTTCGCTTTCTATTCCTCTTGATGGTGGAGCTGTTGAACGATGTAAAGCACTCGCTCAAATCCAAATTGAAAAAGGGCGCTTGGATTACGAGCTAGTGCGAATAAAAGAATGTATTGGTATTTATGAGCGTGGTTTTACCATACATCCTTCTAGCGATTTTTATCCAATTTGCGCCGACGTGCTGCCAATCGCTGCCTTGACCAGGACAGAGGAGGAGGCTTCTTCCGAAACTTTGCCACTTTCTTCAGAACAACCTTAATCAACGGTTTGGCAATTTGGACGATTCGCTTGAATAAGTCACCTGCAACCATTGTTGCCCCGACAGATACGACTGATGCGGCACCTGCTGTTGTAACAGCCGTCACCATAATTTCTTGCTTGGGGACAGGCATCTCGAATCCACCAGGCAGCTCAATTGTTTCGACCTGAGCTTCGACTTCATATTCATCCCATGGGAATGGCTGTACTGGTGGTGATAGAAGACGTACTTCATCTACCATGTCCAGGACATCATCGGGAATGCCTTCTTCTGGATCTCGCTTAGGTGGCTCTTGCCGAGAATTTGGTCGCTCTTTATCTACTTCGTTTGATTCTTTTGGCGGTGATGATTCAGGATTAAGAGCAGGTATATCCTCTCGATATACAGGTACAGTTTCCCACTTCGGTACTTCATACTGTGGCATCGCCAGCGGCATTCCTGGAATAGGAACCGCTTGAGGCAGCCCTACGACCTCTGGAATCTTTATGTCCATTTTTTACCACTTGGCTTTATCAGCCCAGTAAGCAGCAGACATTTTGCCTTTATTGATGTTTTTACGATGACGTGCTTTGAAAGATGCACGTTTACGTTTCATTTTCTCTGATTCACCTTCCTTTGGCTTACCAGCAGTCTTAGCACCCTGTTCACCGAAACGGATGAGCTTTTCTTTGCCACCTTCTTTAGCCAACACAACGTGCGACTTTGTGGGGTGATCAGGTGTACGACGCGGTTTATTAGGGGTCAAACTATCCTTTAGCTTTTGCCCTGCCATACGCTGTTTAGCCATAGCAAGATATAACAGTCTTTATCTATTTTACATTGTCTAGAGGATCATTTTTCCCGGCAAGTATTGCTACCGCTCGTTTATAAAAAAATGAATCTGTCTTGCCTGCTTCTTCTAATGCTTCTTTAACTTTGACCCAATTCTCAAATTCAGTTTTGTCCATCGGTTGCTATAAGAAAGTCCATCTCAGCGTGCATTTGATCACTCAATGTGCACACCTGAGCACAAGCACCAAGAATTAAGCCACGTTGATTTGGGGTCAATTCCGTAGCATCCTCAGCGTCTTCGGCTAGAACTTTTCCGATATCTCCTAAGCACATAATGATGGCTGGGAGACCCCACTTTTCAATGAGATTGTGCATAACAGACAGGAGGGGGTTATCGCCCCCCTCAACAGCTTCCCAAAATGCTTGCCGTTCTTCTGTCGTCATACTGTTCTAACCAATAACTGTATTGTAGGAATAATATTAAACCAACGTTGGCTATAACTTATTCCTCTAACATTTAAAATCAATCGTTTTAATTAAACTGATTGAATTGGAGCGTACTTACCATCTTCCATAATGATGAATCCGATAGGATCAAAATCTGGCTGTGTAGTAAGTTCGTGAATGCAAAGGGCTTCAAGAGGCTTGTCTGTGCCATATTTACGGATTAATTCTTCCGTCTCAATGATTCTGTTTTCAGATTTACAATAGTATTTCATTGGTATTTACACAGATAATTAACTAGGCTCAACCGGCCACTCGACATTTTGAGGGAATCCGGCAGAAGTAGGGAGGTCTCGCAGAGCTTGTCGGTAAGTTACCCAGGGCTGGGTATCCCAAGGAGCGTCAGAAACCATTCGATAATCTGTGGCTAAGAGCCGAGCGTCACGCTCAGCCCGCACCTTTTCAGCAATTACTGCATCGTATGCAGCCTCTACAGAGAGTTCGTTATTCTTGACGCGCAGGTCGTAGGACTCAAACCGCTTCCTAGCGGCTTCAAATTGTACTTGGTTCATAATCAGCTAGGGGTAACGATGTTAGATGGGC